TTAGTTCCACCAACTGCGTAGGAACTACCAATTCTTTCTGTTTGTACCGCTGCACCCTGTACTGTTAATTGAACGGAATCAGTGATTCTTGATGTAATTTCACCTGCAAAAACAGGAGTAGTTAAGAATAACGAAAAGGCTAATAGAAGTCTTTTCATTTTTCTATTTTATAGGACTGCAAGTATTTATGAAATTATGTGTTATAATATGAATAGTAAGAATTATTTTTTTAACTAAAATGACCGAACAACAGCAACATCTTACAAATCTTCTTCAGCAGCGTCAAACTCTGAGTCAAGAAATGGAAACTTTGAATACGCAATTGACAAATAAAAGGGAACTTTTTCTTAAGGTTCAGGGTGCTATTGAGTATCTTCAACAGGTTGGTGTAGTACTTCCCGAACCTGAAGAGACAGTTGAAGAAGTGTCTGGGAATGCTTGACAAAAAATAAATAATAACTTATTATGAAAAATCCCTAACACAGGGATTACATCATGAGAATTTGATGTGACATTAGTGCCCAGGAAAGTGCCTCCCGAGAGGGTTGGTATACCCCCTTTCTATTGGGATGTAGAGTTCAATTAAACTAAATGCAAAATTTCTTTACAGTAGCCTTGCCTCTCTTGGCATCGGTTACAACCAGTTCGGCAACACTGCCTGTAGTATTTCCTCCTCTATTGAGTGGCCCTCCACCATTTTCTGTTATTAGGGAGTTTGATACAACGACAGCGACCAAAGAGGTTGCTCCCGAAAAACCAAAAGATAAAAGGTTAATTTGTAAAGGGTGTAATGAAAGTGAAAATGCCACCTTGGCATTTCTTCAAGATTATGGTGTTAAAGACAGAAACGCCCTTGCTACCATTATGGGCAACATTAAACAGGAATCGACATTCCAATCTAATGTTTGCGAAGGTGGTAGTAAAACTTCATACCGCAACTGCTACGGTGGTTATGGTTTGATTCAATGGACATCTGCCAATCGTTATTATGGATTGGGTGATTTCGCTAAGAAGTATGGTGGTTCTCCATCATCACTTCAAACGCAACTTCGTTATCTAACAAATGAAGTTCAATGGCAACGAATTGAGGAGAAGATGAAAACTCCTGGTAAATCTATTAATCGTTACATGGACTATGCGTACAGTTGGATTGGTTGGGGACATCATGGTGCTCGCACAGCTTATGCCCATGATTATGCCTCTCGACTGGTTCGAGTAGAAGTCTGATTAGTTAAGGGAGGTTTCCTCCCTTTTCTTGCATATATAAACACATACCTATATTAAAGGAAACATTATGTCAGAAACAGTACAACAAATCACAGATGCAGTTACTGCGTGGCAAGTTGAAGATGAAAAGTTCGTTGCAGGCAATGGTGCTGCAGGAACTCGTGCTCGTAAAGCACTTCAAGAAATCTCTAAACTTGTAAAGACTCGTCGTAACGAAATCACTGCCGAAAAAACTGCCCGTAAGGAAGCATCAGCAGGTTGATATATAAGGGGAGTGTTTAACTCCCCATTTATGTTTAAATTTGGAAAAAAGAAACCAGATATAAAGCAGTATGCAATTATAGGAATCATATTGAGTTCTATTATCGCAGTACTCTCACAATGCACTGGTATCAAGCAAGATAGTATTTGGGATTTACTTGATGAAGTTCAAAGAAGATATTTTCCTCAAACTATTCTCAACGACTTTGTGATTAAAGACCCAGAGAAACTTGATAGGAGAATCAAACGTGATGTTGATGCAGCAATTGCAGAGTATGAACGCTTGACAGGGGACGATGGAAAGGTTAAAATACCTTCACCACGATACTCAGAGAAACCACCAGACGGGTCTTATGCCCAATCAGTTCTTGGTGGTGAAATGAGATTGTGTGCTCCTTGGGTTGACGACTGCCCTAAGGAGTGATATAATAGTCTCATGGGCACATAGTTAAATGGACATAACCCGATTCTTCTAAAATTGTGTTCCTGGTTCGATTCCAGGTGTGCCTGTTGGAGATTCATTCTCCAAAACATTCCCCTGTGGCGCAGCGGTAGCGCGAGAAACTGTTAATTTCCAGGTCACAAGTTCGAATCTTGTCGGGGGAGTTGGTCTTATAAATAAGATTAACATTTAAAGTTAATCACTATGAGAGACCAAGAAAAACTAAAAAAAAAATGTAGGAACTTGGAGAAAAAGAACAAAAGAACTCTTAGTTGAATATAAAGGTGGAGAGTGTGAATTTTGTGGATATAATAAATGTATTGAAGCATTGGAGTTTCATCACATTAATGAAAACACAAAAGAGTTTCAAATTTCTGGTTCTACAAAATCTTTAGAAAAGCAGAAGAAAGAGGCAGACAAGTGTTATATGCTCTGTGCTAATTGTCATAGAGAATTACACGCTGGTCTTACTTCTTACCATAAACCTTCTGTGTTGCCTCTGTAGCACAACGGTAGTGCATCTCACTTGTAATGAGAAGGTTGTCCGTTCAAATCGGATCGGGGGCTTGACATAATACTCGTTATGTCTTATAATTCTCTGGTGTGAAGGAAGTACGCTGAGAGTGATGCCAAAAGTAAGGCACCCCGACAAGGGATACAGTAGAAGGATGCAAAACCTTCCACTCTCACAAACATTAGGTAAGAAAAGTAAAAGGAGAATGGGCACCCCAAAAGCGGGGGAGATACCTCACCTGCCTATGTGCGAAATTAATTCAGCGGTAGAATGTCTGCCTTCCAAGCAGAACGTCAGGAGTTCGAATCTCCTATTTCGCTTTCTTAACCAAATCTTAGTTGACAAAACCCCCTTTTTTGTGTATTATAGTTTGGAGTTAAGATTTTTATGTCTCTTATTTCACAGCAGGATCGAGTACTTACAATTAAGGCTTTGGAACATTATGCGTCTTCATTTAAAGATGTTATGACCGAAGCAGAAAGAGCAGAATCAAATGCTCTTCTTAATTGGATTAAACTTGAGTATAATAAGCATGAACATTAAACTTTGGTATTGTGAGTCAATGAAACAATGGCGTTGGACATTGACTGATTGTTCCCGTCCAATCATCAAACAAGAATCTGGACAAAGACCAGATTTGAGGGATGCAATGAATGATGTGGCAAATACTGTAGAGTTTATGCTACAATCTCATTGATCTATCGGGTGATTAGCTCAGCGGTAGCAGCGTCTGCTTTACACGCAGAATGTCACTGGTTCGAATCCAGTATCGCCCATTTATAAATACTTGAAAAGTATTGGTGTAATGGAAAAATTATATAAACTCATTAGTGATGTGCAGGCAAATCTTTTTGTTCTTTTTCATAAGACATGGGTTTTTCATTGGAATGTAGTAGGTCCTGATTTTCAACAACTTCACACTCTCTTCGGTGAACAATACAATGAAATGTTTGAAGAGATTGATCGTATCAGCGAGCACATGCGTTATATGAATGTTCGTCCAATTGGAACTCTTACAAGAATGGTTGAAGTTGCAACAGTTGGTGAAGGATCAAATATTTCTCAAATTGATGAAATGGGACAAAAACAAATTATTCCCGGCAAACCAATTACAAAAGCAGATGAGATGATCAAGCGTTTAATGCTTGATAATCTTACTTTAATCGAATTACTTACTGGATTATCTGAAGAAGCAGAAGCACAAAGGCAATATGCTACTGCAAATCTTTCTCAAGATTTAATGGAATCCCACGGTAAATTTGTTTGGATGTTAAGGGCATTTATAGATAAAACATCAAAATTGTCTATTGAAGATTCTGAAGAGACTCCTATACCAGTTCCGCAAGAACAATCAGTAGATCAATATCAAGTACAAGGTCAGTAATTAATTGAATTGATAATAAAATGGAAAACTTACGCATTCGTTGCAAGTCGTGCAACAGAGAAATAGAAGGGCATCATAGTAGAACAGTCTCTTGTGGTTGCTCAAATATGGCAACCATTCGTGGAGATAAAATCTCTGCGGTTGACTTATCTAAGGTTGTTATGCTAAACTATTATTATTATAATAAATCAAAATCTGGTGTTCTTACAGAAGAAGACCTTGCTTATCAAGAGTCAAGGCGTCAACGTAAAGTAAGACGTTTAGACTTTGAAGTCCGTTAAGGACTTATTGGAGAGGTGGCCGAGTGGTTTATGGCAGCAGTCTTGAAAACTGCCGATGTGAAAGCATCCGTTGGTTCGAATCCTACCCTCTCCGTTTATAAGATAAAGGAATTTAATAATATGTTTTTACCATTATCAACTCAAATAGATAATCATAAGTTATTTGACAATATAGAAAAAATAAAAAATGATTATTTTAATTTTTTAAATAAAGATTATTTTTTTGATTATTCTCATGATTATAATTTAACTTTTAATAATGAAGATCTAGGACAATTTATTCCTAAAAAAACAAATTATTTTTGGAAAGTATGTCCTATCATTTTTAATAAAAAAATAATTCCCATTTTTCCAAAAGATATTCAAAATTGTTTTACTTCAAATTTAATAATGTCTTTCAAGGTGTTGCCAGTTTTAGCAACATTTTCTCTACTAGAACCACATAGTAAAATAGATCCTCATATAGATACTGATGACCATATTGCAATGAACAATCACAATATTCCCGTACATTTGAGAAAAACATCAGTAGTTAAATATCATTTAAGTTTAGATATTCCCGATGATGCGGAAAGTGGTTTAGTTGTTTCAAAGGAACATAGAATATTGAAAAATGGTGATTTAAATCCATTTGATGAAACTAGCATTCATTGGGCATATAATAAAAGTAGTAAACGTAGGGGAGTTTTAATTATTTCTTATCTTAGACATGAACTTTATTCAAATTAAGGTTTTTGAATTTTAATCAAACAAAAACCTTGTTAAATAATATTGACAAATCTCCCAATATTGGGTATAATTAAAAAAACATTATTTCAATGGCAGGCACAATAAATTATACAATTTCAACCACATTATATTCTTCTGGATGGAGTGGATCTTTTATTCTTACATCGGAAGCAACTCTTACTTCACTTGTTGGTTCATTTAATGATATTTCTAGCATTACTTATGGTGCTGGATTGGATTCATTTACACCAGTTCAATTTGAAATGTATCCTACTGATCTTGGTATTAATTCTGGCAGGACATATGTAACCTGGAGAAGTGTTGCTTATCCTGATCAACAATTTCCAGAATCTGGAATTAGTTTTGATATATGGTCAGAAAATCTTTATAATGCTATTAATAGTGGAGCTAGTTGGCAAACATTAATTACTACGGGAACATATAGTTTATCGAGTACTAAAAATACACTAGTATATAATTATGACCCCTCATATGCCATTTTACATGGAACTGGTGCTAGCAGTACTATTACCTTTACTGCAGGGTAAGGTAGGCGTGGTATTATAGATATATTAACGGTGTGTAGCGCAGCGGTAGCGCGTTCCGTTTGGGGCGGAAAAGTCGCAGGTTCGATCCCTGCCACGCCGATTGCCAGTTCCTAAACTGGCACACTTGACTTAAAGATCAAATCATTCTATAATAACAAGGTAAACAAAACAAAGCAATGTCGGTTACAATTAAATTTAAGAAGGACCTCCAAACTCTTAAATCTGCAGTTAATGGTGATTTCTATCTTGATGTAAAGAGTCCGAAACTTTACAAAAAGATTCGCCGTTATTATGAAAATGAAGGTGTAATGTTCTCTGAAGATGCTTTGGATAACTATGATATCCTTATAGAATGTATTGCCCAAGACCTTGAAACTTCCGAAGTAGTGTGATGACAAATTTAATCGAAGTAAAATACCAATACGCAGAACACCCAAATGCTGTTTTGCGTAAACTGTTTAAAACACAACAACAGATTGATAGTTTTAAAAATAAGCATCCAGATTATATTTACTTGAACTAATATGACAAAAGTTCTACTTGAACGGGAAGGTTATCGTTTTGTTGAAAAAGGTATTATCGAACTTAACGGTATGCCAGATTATCGTCTACAGAAACAGAACTATTACACTAAACATTGGAATGACATTTATTTGTTTGATAATTCTATGCAACTTACTACTGCAATGGAAGATCATCAATATGCGCGTTGGTTAGACCCTGATAGGGTTCCTTGTTATATTAAAGAAGAATAAATTTTGGATATTTTTACCAGAAATCAAACTAATAACAAGACTGTCATTATAGATAGTTTTTTAGATCAAGACTCATTAGAATATTTTCAGAAAACTATTATTTTTAAAATTAATAATTCTGTAGATAAAAATATTGATGAGAAATTCATTTATTTTAATGAAGATCATCAATATAAAGATATTTGTATGAAGATCTTGAATGAAACTCAAAAATATTATGATTTATCATCTTGTTTAGGTTATGAATTGTGGTCACAAAGTAATACTCGTCCAAAAAATTGGCATTATGATAAAGATGAAAATCTTAGAGATACTAGAGGAATATTCAAATTTCCGATTTGTTCCACAGTCTATTATCTCGTAGTTAATAATGTTTCTGGTGGAAGACTACTTTTGGATGATGATATTATTACTCCAAAAGAAAATAGACTGGTAATATTTCCTCCAGCAATTTACCATTATGTTGAGAAATATGAAGGTGAAAGAACTTCCATTTTAATAAATCCTTGGACTAGTAAACTTTTGGATTAAGAAATCGATAGTCTCGGGATGACTTAAAAAGCGCACTGGTCGGGAGCAAACCCCTTTAGTCACGGATGGACTATAACAGTACTGGTGGAGTCAAATATGACCCTATTTGAGTTTACGGCATCTCTAAAATGACGTTGGTGCGGATGGGACTCTCTCCCGCCTGGTTTCCAATTTCCAGATAAAGAATTGGTGGCGAGCCTGAAAGACCTAGAGGAGAGTTGCATAAACTCTCCTTTTTTGCTATAATGATACAAAGAACTTTATGATATGAAAGTTGCATTAATTACTGGTATTACTGGGCAGGATGGATCGTATCTTGCCGAATTGCTGTTAGAAAAAGGATATGAAGTACATGGAATCGTCAGGAGATCCTCCCTTATCAATACTCACAGAATTGATGGGATTTATGATCGTCTTAGTCTTCACTACGGTGATCTTACTGATTCTACTAACCTAGTTAGAGTTATTCAAAAAGTTCAACCTGATGAGATTTATAATTTAGGTGCTCAGAGTCATGTTAAAGTGTCCTTTGAGATGCCTGAATATACTGCTGATGTCGATGCTGTGGGAACTCTACGTATTCTTGAAGCAGTCCGCCTCTTGGGCATGGAAGACCGTGTACGCATCTATCAGGCGTCTACTAGCGAACTCTACGGATTAGTTCAGGAAATCCCACAGAAGGAGACTACACCCTTCTATCCTCGCTCTCCCTACGGTGTAGCGAAACTCTATGGATACTGGATTACAAAGAACTATCGTGAGGCATATGGAATGTATACCTGCACTGGTATTCTTTTCAATCATGAAAGTTCTCGCCGTGGTGAGACCTTTGTGACCCGTAAAATTACTAGGGCACTTTCTAAGATTTCTGTTGGACTTCAGGATTGTCTGTATCTTGGTAATCTCAATGCTAAACGTGATTGGGGACATGCTAAAGACTTTGTAGAAGCAATGTGGTTGATGCTTCAACAAGATGAACCTGATGATTATGTGATTGCTACTGGAGAACAATATTCTGTTAAGGATTTTGTGAATGAGGCAGCACCTTATTTTGGTATGAAGATTGAATGGATGGGTGAAGGTTTGGATGAAGTTGGATATGATTGGAATACTAAAAAGGCAGTTATTAGAGTCAATTCTAAATATTTCAGACCTGCTGAAGTTGAATCTTTGTTAGGTGATGCCTCTAAGGCAAAGGAAAAACTAGGTTGGGAACCTAAGACTTCTTTTAAACAATTAGTTGAGGATATGTGTGTTTATGGACAATGATTCTAGAGTATTAGTTGCTGGCGCTAACGGGATGGTTGGTTCAGCAATTGTCAGAAATCTTACGAATAAAGGATACAAAAATATTATTAAAGGTATTAGGTACTTTGTAGACTTTACAGATCAAGAAGAAACTGATAGGTTTTTTCAGTTAACAAAACCAGAATATGTTTTTGTTGCCGCCGCTAAGGTTGGTGGTATTATGGCAAACAATAACTATAAGGCAGATTTTTTAACTGAAAATCTCCGTATCCAGACCAATATTATTGACTCTGCGTATCGTTGGAATGTAAAAAAACTGCTGTTCCTCGGTTCTTCTTGCATTTATCCTAAGTTCGCAACTCAACCAATCACAGAAGATCAGTTGATGACTGGTGCTCTGGAACCTACGAATGATGCTTATGCTATTGCCAAGATTGCTGGTATTATGATGTGTCAGGCATATCGCCAGCAGCACGGTTTCAACGCCATTTCCTTGATGCCTACAAACCTTTATGGTCCTAATGACAATTTCAATCTGGAGACTTCCCACGTTCTTCCTGCAATGATCGCTAAGTTTCATAATGCAACTCAAAATAATGAATCAGTAAATCTTTGGGGTGATGGTTCTGCGATGAGAGAGTTTCTGCACGTTGATGATCTTGCTGAAGTGTGTTATACTTGTATGCAGGTTTATAATGAAGTGGAACATATCAATGTTGGTACTGGTGAAGATGTGACAATTAAACAACTTGCCGAAACGATTTCTGACGTTGTTGGGTTTGCTGGGGAGATTAACTGGGATACTACAAAACCAAATGGAACACCAAGAAAAGTCCTAAATGTAGATAAGATTAAATCTTTTGGATGGAAACCTAAAATTAGTCTTCGTGAAGGCATTGAAAAAACATATGAATGGTATAAAAAGAATGTTGTCATTTAATTATCTTGGTAATTTAGGTAGGCTGGGAAATCAAATGTTTCAGTATGCCTCTTTAAAGGGTATTGCCGCAAGAAGAGGATATGATTTTGTTATTCCACCAAGACAAGTATTTGGAAACATTGATAATAATGTTCGTGAATCTGATGCTTTTATTTACGATTGTTTTGAATTAAGTAATTTTGATAAAAATCTTTCCGAATATCCTAGATTGAGTGAGTCTACGTTTGGATTTGATAAAAATATTTACTATAATTGTCCAGATAATGTAGATTTATTTGGTTATTTTCAGTGTGAAAAATATTTTAAGCACATCGAAGAAGATATTAGAAAAGATTTTAGATTCAAAGAAGATATTTGTAAAATATCAAATGAAATTTTTTCGCAACTTTTTGGCAATCGAAAAGTTATTTCTCTCCATGTTCGTAGGGGGGATTATACCATTAATCCAAATCATCCAACACAATCACTAGAATATTATAAGAAGTCTCTTTCTAATTTTGATAGTGACTTGCCAGTAATTATTTTTTCTGATGATCCCGAATGGTGCAATGACCAAGAACTCTTTAGTCCTGATAGATTTTTTATTTCGGAGGGTGGTGATACTAAAGTAGATCTTTGTCTAATGACCCTATGCTCCTACCACATTATTGCAAATAGTTCTTTTAGTTGGTGGGGGTCTTGGTTGGCAAAAAGTGAAAAAACTATTGCCCCCAAAAATTGGTTTGGGGAAAGTTGTATAAATTATAGTACAGAAGACTTGTATTGTTCTGATTGGATTATTTTATAGGAGAATTAAATGGAAACTTTATTTGAACAGACTTGGTGGAATAATAATCTCAAAAATAGAATGGGGGATTATCTAGGTTGGTTAGGAGATTCAACTGCCGACTCTCGTGTTTTTATTCGTGACAATATTAAAGAACTTGAAATTAAATCTTTTGCTGATTTTGGATGTGGACCTTGTATAGAATATACTACTCTCAAAAAGGAAGGATATGAATTTGAGTATCTTGGAATCGATTCTTGCATTCATTTGAAAGAAATTAATGAATCGAAAGGAATTAATTTTATCGATGCTCCAGTAGAAAAAACTGGACTTGATGATAATTCATATGAACTTTCATATTCTAGGCATGTATTTGAGCATCTTCCTACTTATGATGATATTTTAAATGAAATGATTCGAGTTGCAAGTAAGTATGTGGTGCATATTTTCTTCATAAAACCAGCAGAAACTGAAAAAATTAGTTATTGGGAAGAAGAAAATTTGTATCATAATCGTTATTCTAAAAATGATATTGAAAATTATCTCTCAAAAAACTCAAAAGTTAAATCTTTTGAATGGTTGGATATTAATGAAGCTGAAAATGCTTTAGTTATTTCTTTAGTGTAAGTAAATTTTAAGGTGAAATTAAATGAAAATCTGTATTTTAAATATTGCTACTAATAAGTATATTCAATTTGTGGAACCTCTTTTAGAATCTATTGAAGAAAATTTTTTAAATGGTCATGAAATTTCTGCATTAGTTTTTACTAACCATGAAATTGAAGAGTCGTCGGAAAATGTAAAGATTGTTCAAATTGAACACGAACCTTGGCCAATTCCCACATTGAAAAGATATCATTATTTTATGAAAGAAGCGGAATATATTTCTCAATTTGATTATTGTTTTTATATGGATGTAGATATGAGAATTGTTGAAAAAGTTGGCGATGAAATTCTTGGTGATTTAGTTGCCACACAACATCCAGGATTTTGGTATAAGGGTATTGATGAATTCTCTTACGAGCGTAGACCAGAATCTACAGCATACGTTCCTTATGGTGAAGGAAAAATGTATTATGCTGGAGGATTTAATGGTGGAAAACCAGAACATTTTCTCAAAATGTCAGAAACTATTGTGAATAATGTTGAAAAAGATTTTAAAAATAATCTTATCTCAGTATGGCATGATGAAAGTCATATGAATCGATATCTTGTTAATAATCCACCAACTATAGAATTAACTCCTTCGTATTGCTATCCTGAAGCAGTTAAGTTTAATCCTACTGGTTGGAATGTTCCTTTTGAACCTAAAATTTTAGCACTTGAAAAAAATCATGCAGAAGTTAGATCCTAGTATGGATACTGTAAAAATATTTTCTATTCATGCTAAAAGAACTGATTTTTTAAAACTACATGTAGAGTCTTTAAGATATTTTTGTGAAGATAATTTTGAGTATTATTGTATCGATAATTTCTTATTGCCAGAACATAGTCAGTTTATAAAAAAAGAATGTGAAGATTTAAATGTAAATTATATTCGTTCTACTAATAGTATTACTGGGACAGCATTGGATCATGTTTCTGCATTAAATTCAATTAGAAATTTTACTAATGATTCTAATTTGAATGTAATTTTGGAATTTGATGTATTTTTAATCGATAAATTTTCATTTAAAGATTATATTGGTACTTATGATATTTCTGGAATTTATCAGCAAAGAAATAATTTTGAAAAAGAATATATTGCTCCTTTCGTAGTAATAGTAAATCATAACAGTAATTTTTCTGAAATAGATTTTAATGTTGGAAATGGGTGTGATACTGGTGGAAATACTCAATTTTATCTGAAAGATAGGAATGTTAAATTGATGAAGCATACTCCAGCATTAATTGGTCAAAATGATGCTGATTGCTTTATTATTCCCTATGATAATTCTTTTGGATGTCAAATTATAGAGGGATCTTTTGTACATTATTACAGAGGAACTAATTGGGATAATTGTTCGCATGATTATGAACAATCAAAAACATCCTGGTTAGTCGATGCTTTTGAAAAATCTAAAGAGAATTCTATTCTAAATCACAGATACTTGGATAAGTATCAAACTCAATATTCACATGCATTTAAACATTGGAATGGGACTAATGATCTTTTTAATTCAAAACTGAATCCATATATGAATACTTAATATGAAATTAAATTTACTTGATGTACCTGTCTATTATATTAATCTTGACGGACATGATGAAAAAAGAAAATTGACTGAAACTCTTTTAAAAAGACTTGGTTTTAAATATGTTGAAAGATTGTCTGCAGTAGAGCATGAGGCGGGTAGAATTATTGGATGTGCTAGATCTCATTATGAAATTTTAAGTAGAAATTTAAAACCTCCATTTATAATTCTTGAGGATGACTGTACACTAAACCGCGACTTTAATTCTGAAGTAGAATTGCCAGAGAATGCAGATGCTCTATATCTTGGTATTTCTCATTGGGGAAGGTATTTAAATCATTCTGGACCTTATGTGCATTATACTAATATTAGTGACAATATTGTTAGAGTACACAATATGCTTGCTACTCATGCTATAATGTATCTTAGTCAAGAATATGTTGACATTTGTAAAAGAATATCATATCATTATGGATATGAGGTAGAAAATCATTTGGATATTGGATTTGCCGAAGTACATAAACTTTACAATGTTTATAGTTTTGATGAACCACTATTTTGTCAATATGATTGGAGTGCCGTTACTACAGGAAAATTAAGTTCTGTTAGTATTGATAAATCCGAATCTGATAAATTATTCAAAGAAGTTTTATCCGATGATGAAAATTATTATAAATTAAATCAGGAATTCAAATCACCAATTAGGCCTCTTATCATGAGGAGAGATGTTAGTGGTATTCCTGGATATTATGTTCCTACGAAATTAATGTAAAATGAAAAGTTTAGTTACTGGCGGCGCAGGATTTATTGGTTCAAACCTTGTAGATCGTCTTCTTGAAATAGGGCACGAGGTTGTTGTAATTGATAATGAGTATTCTGATGCTCATGATCATTTTTACTGGAATGATAAGGCACAAAACCATAAGTATGATATTCGTGACTATGAAAATACTCGCCCACTTTATGGTGGAGTGGACTATGTATTTCATTTTGCTGCTGAAGCTAGAATTCAACCCGCAATTCAAAATCCAATTGAGGCAGTAAGTATTAACTCGGTTGGTACTTGTACAGTTCTTCAATGTGCAAGAGAAGCAGGTGTTAAGAGGGTAATGTATTCCTCAACTTCTTCCGCATATGGAGATAATACACCCCCAAATGTGGAAACACAACCAGATGATTGTCTCAATCCATATTCAGTTTCTAAAGTGAATGGAGAAAAACTCTGTAAAATGTATACTGAGTTATTTAATCTCCCAACAATTATCTTTAGATATTTTAATGTTTATGGGGAACGTCAACCTCTCAAAGGTCAATATGCACCAGTAATCGGTATTTTCCTTCGTCAAAGATCTGCAGGAGAAGCACTGACAATTGTTGGTAATGGTAATCAGCGCAGAGATTTTACATATGTTGGTGATGTATGTCAAGCAAATATTCTTGCTGCTATAACGGAAGTTGATTTTGAAGCATTTGGGCAAGTTTATAATGTGGGTACGGCAAATAATTATTCTGTAAATCAAGTTGCCAGAATGATTTCTAATAATACTGCAAATATTGATCCTCGTCCTGGTGAAACTTACCTTAGTCTTGCTAATAACCAAAAACTTCGTAAGACATTTGGTTGGGAACCTACAATGAATCTTGAGGATTGGGTTGGAAAACAGTTATGAAAGTTAAGATTTTTACGTTTGCTTTTAATCGTCCAGATATTTTGCAGTATCAAATTGATTCTTTCAAAAAATATATCGAAGACGATTTTGAGTTTCATGTAGTTTATGATACTCGTGATAATGAACATTTAGAGTCATTCACCAAGATATGTGAAGAAAATCAAGTTTCTCTTCATCATCATATTTCACAACCAGGAAATACCCCAAGTTTTTATAATTCTGACGCAATTCAGTGGACTTATGATAAGTTTGCCAAATCTGGTGATGAAGATTTTATTGGAATGATTCTCGATCATGATATTTTCTTGATTGAGAATTTAAATGTTTCTCAATTTATGGAAGGATATGATCTTTCTGGATTACTTCAAAAAAGAGGAAATGTTGAATATGTTTGGGCAGGATTAGTTTTCTTTAGAAAATCTTCTCTTCAAAATATTGATTTTAATTTCTATCCACAAACAGTTGATGGTCAATTACTTGATTCTTGTGGAGGAACATATGAATTACTTCGTAATGAAAAAATTAAATTTAAATCTACTGATGTTGTATATCCAGATGATTATCAGGGAATAAATCTCAGGGATCCATCTAATTCTAATGGTGGATATGAAATGGAACTTCATGCTGATCAAAAGTTCTTGCATTTCCGAAATGCCTGTAATTGGCATAATGGAATGAAAGTAGTAGATAATCACAAAACTTCCATTTTACATTCAATTCTTAAAGACTTTAAAATTATATGAAAATCGGTTTTAATTGTAGTTCATTTGATTTATTCCATGCTGGGCATGTTACAATGCTTAAGATGGAAAAGGAAATGTGTGATTATTTGAAAGTGGCCCTTCAAGTTGATCCAACAATAGATCGCCCTGGAATCAAAAATAAACCAGTGCAATCTGCTTACGAACGATATGTTCAACTTCAAGGATGTAAATATGTCGATGAAATTCTTGTGTATGAAACAGAAGAAGATCTTCTCAATTTAATTCAATCTCAAACAATTCATATAAGATTTTTGAGTGAAGAATATAAAGACAGAGATTTTACTGGAAAGCAATATTGTATTGACAATGGAATAGATTTATTTTTTCATTTGAGAAGACATAAATATTCTTCAACTGAAATTAGAAATAGAGTTCATCATCTTGAAGAGCAAAAAAGATTAAAAAAATCAGAAGAAAATACAATAGAACAATATTCTCCAGAAATTTTAGAAAAATATTCAATTAAAAATGACCAATTATGATGGTGTAATAGTATGGAAATAGTAAACACTGATCTCAAAGATGCTTACTTTATTGTAAATAATAAATTTGAGGATGAACGTGGATTCTTCATGGAATCATTTAATTTGAAGGAGTTTAAAAAAAATATTAAAATACGTAATTTTGTCCAAGATAATCATTCAAAGTCTTCTAGGAATGTTCTGAGAGGTCTTCA